AGAGCAGCTTTCACAGGGCAACCCATTAGCTGAGGCTGAGATGGTCAAACAGCAAGGCGCTGTAGCTAGGGATCAACAGAAACACCAAGTAGATATGCTTAAAACTCAAGAGAATTCACGCCTTAAAGAGCTTGAGTTACTACAGAAAGGCTCTCAATTCCAAGCTAACCTCACCAAGGAATACACAGACTTAGAGTTGCAAAATGATGTTGACATACCTAATGAGGGTATGGAAATGTCAGGCCGCAGCACAGAAGATTTAATAGCTATATTGAGCCAATACAATGCCTAATAGCAAGATACTAAAAGCAGCCGCAGAAGAGCTAGCTAAACGCGCTAATCAGGGTGACGACCTAGCAATGGACTACGCAAGCCGTATGCAACGTGCTAAGGATATGGGGTTTGATACTTCTCGCCCTGTTTATCATGGTACAGCTACAGATTTTGACGCTTTCGACCCTGATAGGGCTATAGGCACACAATTTTGGTCTACTACCGATAAGCCTGCTATTGAAGCGGGAGAGGTGGGCGCACAAGGCAGCGGTGTAATTAAAGAGATGTATCAAAACATTCAAAACCCTGCATCATGGGATGAATACGATAGGCTCGGAATAGATGAGCTTATAGGTCGCGGCTATGATGGTGTTGCTTTAGAAGAGGGTGGCGAAACTACCTATATTGCATTTAAGCCTGAACAATATCGAGATGTAAACGCAGCCTTTGACCCTGCTAAGAAATCAAGCGCAAATCTACTAGCAAGCAAGGGCGCAGGCTTTGTACCTGTAGGCGGTGCTTTAGCTGTGGGTGCTGGGTTGACGCCTGAAGAGGCTATGGCTGATGAAATGAGAATGCCGCTACACAAGCGAGGTGATCCGGTAACAATGACAACACTCCCTTTTCAAGAAGTGAGTGATGCAACAAAGCAAGCAGAGCGCGAATACTTACATGGCATTGGCGGCCCTCTTGAACATAAAATTGAAGCGCCATCAAGCCCTTTACTGTATAGCCTTGCAGATAAGATAGGGCAAGCAGACAGAGCAACACAAGGCCACCCTGCTAACTTATTAATACCAACTGGCTTAGGTGATTGGGCTAGGAAAGCTTCATTTGATGAGGCTGATTGGGGTGATAGGGTTTGGGCTGCTATGGACGTAATACCTTAACTTTAAGGAATAGGTGCAAATATTGTATAATGTATATCCATACAGTAACTGGATACTTAAACAGTGGTTTTCAACTATGAATGAAGATGCTCTAGTGAAAGATTTTAACAAAGGCAAGGAAAGTGAGCTATTGCTTAACAACCCTGCTTTTAAACGCTCTTTAGAGGCTATTGAGGCTAAGATTATCAGTGATATATCAAGGTCTAAATGGTTTCAGAAAAGACTAAGAGAGGCAGCTTATAACCGTCTGAAGGCTGCTCAATGGGTGAGAGAATCACTACTTAGTGAAATAGATGACGGAAAACTAGCCAAGAAGAGACTTGAATCCTAATGGAAGCAAACAACTCAGAGAATGGTATTTTTGATGCACTATTACCACAGGAATCTGCTGAAGTAGATCAACCTAATGAAACAAGTGCTGTAGAGTCTGAAGAGGTTAACACCGAATCAGATATTGTTGAGACTGAAGATAGTACGGATGTCGAGGCATCTAGTGAAGAGGTTAGCGAAGAGGCTAGCGAAGATGAATCAAGTGAGGATATTGTTTACGACGTAGGTGGTAAAGAATACACCCTCAAACAACTTGAGGAATTAGAGCAGGGCAACTTACGTCAAGCTGATTACACTAAAAAATCGCAAGTAAACGCTCAAGAGCTAAAAGAGACTCAGGCCAAGAAAGCTGAGCTGACCGAGGCTGTTGAGTTAGTAGGTTCAAAGGTAAAAGAATTAGATGAGCTATTAGCTTCTGATTCTGGCATTGATATGGACTATTTGCGAGAAACTGACCCAAGCGAGTACCTTAAGCAGAAGGAACTTAACGAGGTTCGACAGAAAGCAAGCGAAAGCGCTAAGGCTGATTTACAAGCTCTTGAAGAAAGAGAGTTTCAAGCTAAAGTTGCTACCGAGCAATCTAAGTTGCTAGAGGCCATCCCTGAGTGGAGCGACCCAGCAGTATTAGAAGCTGACTCAAAAGCTATTAACAGCTACCTAGAGGCCAATGGCTTTACAGGTGAGGATACCAACGATTTAGTAAACCATAAGGTTTATGTTGCTATCCGTAAGGCTGCATTATTTGATAACTTAAAGAGTAAATCTGTTGAAACCGAGAAGAAAGTTAAAGCTGCGCCGAAGGTTACGAAAGCTGGGGTTAAATCCAACAAGAAAGCAGAAACAGGCATCAACAACGCCCATAGCGGCTTAGCCTCTGCTTTATACAGTTAACTTTAAATAGGTTTAATTATGGCTACTTTAAGCACTACAATGCCTACTTTATTAGATCATGCCAAGGTATTTGGCCCTGATCGTAAAGTGGCAAAAATCGTGGAGCTGCTATCTCAATCGAATAGCTCTCTACAAGATATGGTTATGAAAGAAGGTAACTTGCCAACAGGTGAGCAAACCACTATTCGTACAGGTTTACCCGCTGTTTATTGGCGTTTAACTAACCAAGGTACACCACCTTCAAAAAGCACTACAGCACAAACAGTTGAAAATGCTGCTATGTTGGTTGCTCGTTGTCACGCTGATGTAGATATTGCTACATTGAATGGCGATGTATCAGCTTACCGCGCACAAGAAGCTTCTGCTGTAATGGAGTCAATGGCTCAGGAAATGGAAAGCACGTTATTTTATGGCGCGGCTACTTCACCTGAAGAGTTTGTTGGTTTTGCTAATCGTTACACTGCTTTAACAGGTGAGGCTAATAGCGAGAATGTTTTAGACGCTGGTGGTACTGGCACTGACAACTCAAGTGCTTGGTTAATCGGTTGGGGCATGGACACTATTTGTGGCGTTTACCCTAAAGGCTCTAAGGCTGGTATCTCGCATGAGGACATTGGTATCGATGATGTTGACGATGCAGATGGGAACCCTTTCCGCGCTTACAAAGATGAGTTTAAGTGGAAGTGTGGTCTTGTTGTTAAAGATTGGCGTTACGGCGTTCGTATTGCGAACATTGATAACTCTGAGCTTGTAGCAGGAACAGGCACTCAAGCGACTACAGCAGCTACAAACATCGTTAAAATGATGTCACGCGCTATTGATCGCATCCCTAACCAGAACCGTTGCAAGTTAGCGTTTTACGTTAACCGTACAGTGGCTTCTCACCTACGTGTACAAGCTTTAAGCTTTAGCAACTCAGCTATCGCTATTCAGCCTGCACTTAACCAGTTTGGTAATACAATCCAGCAACTTACCTTTTTAGGTGTTCCGGTTCGTTTATCTGACTCTTTGACTTCTGCTGAAGCTCAAGTAACTTAATAGGAGGTGATTAGAGATGGCTTATATTGATAATTTCCTAAAACTATCGGATGCACAGGCGTTAACTACTTCTGTTGTATCTACAAATATCATCGACCTTGAAGATATTCGTTCTGTTGGTAGCGGCGAGCCTATGGCTTTAGTTGTTACTGTAACTACAGCAGCGGATCAAACTTCAGGTGATGAAGATTACACGTTTGATTTACGCATTGACTCAAACACTGACATGACTACAGCCTCACAGGTTCTAGGCCGTCGTATTTTTGAATCAGGTACGCCTACGGCTCCTGCTCAAAATGCTGACTTGCTTGTTGCTGGCTATCAGTTTGTTATTGTTGTACCGCCTATCTCAGATGATGAAGATATGCGCTACATGGGTCTTTTTGCAATTTTGGCTGGTACTTCTCCAACGATTTCTATCGATGCGGATGTACGCCCACTTAGCATGGTAGATCAAAGCAACTTGTACGCTAATGGTTACGATATTACTTAATTATGAAAGTTAAGATAATTAATAAAAATATCTTTCGCGATGGCCAGCTATGGAGGGTTGGCTCCGAAATGCCTTTGGAAAAAGAAAGTGATTTTTCAGAGAAGTTTATGGAGTGAGTAGAGAAGCCCAAAGCAAAGAAAGTAACTAAAAAGAAAAAAACTTCGAAGCCGAAAACCGATAAAGAGACGAAGCCCTTAGAGGTAGTCCATATCGAAGGTGAGGCAGAAGAGTAATTTTTAGCCCCTTCGGGGGCTTTTTCACAGGTTTTTATATTATGGCGCTAGATAACTATGCAAACTTAAAGGCTTCTATTGAGTCGTGGTCGCATCGTGGCGATGTTAATGGCTTGATTGATGACTTTATATTGCTTGCTGAAACTGAGATGTATTCCAATGCGGATGCTCAGATAAGGTTACGCGACATGATAAGCACAGAAACAAGCTCAACAGGCTTGTCTGATAGGTTTCAGGCGTTACCTACAGACTTTCTCGAAATGCGCTCATTCAGGCTTACGCAAAGCACTGACAACTGGCGTGAGTTAGACTACAAAACCCCTAAAGATATGACAGTTAGACCTAATACAGGATTACCCGCATACTTCACTATCACCTCACAAATTGAGTATGATGTAGAGCCAGATCAAGACTATACAACCAATATTATTTACTACGGTAAGTTAACAGGTTTAAGCTCAAGCAACACCACCAATGCAATACTAACTCGCTTTCCTAATATTTACCTGTATGGCTCATTATGGGCGCTTAATCAGTGGGCGAATAATGAAGAGGAGGAGTCGAAGTACTACGTTAAGTTTATTAAAGCTATTGCAGGCGCAAACGCAATGGAAAATGAGGGTAATATAGGCGCAGCCCCTCAGAAGCGCGTATATGCTAGGAACCCTTAATAGTGCCTTATCAAACGATAGACCTAGATTTAGCTGGCCCTAGCGATCAGAATCAAAGCTCTCAATCTAACTCTGAGCTAACAAAGAATTGGCGTCCTGAGCCTACAAATAATGGCAGGTCAGATACCACTATGCTGCCGTGGCTTGGTAGCACATTGCTTACAGCTAATACTGGTACAGATCGTGGTACTCATGTTTTTCAAGAGGTCTTGTACCACGTAATAGATACAACTCTATACAGCGTTGCAGATGGTGGTGTATACACCTCTGTTGGCACTATTGCAGGCACAGAGCGCTGTGTGTTTGCCGATAATGGCGTTGAGATGGTTATAGCCTCTCTGGGTAATGTTTACTCGTACAATGGCGCAACACTCACTAAAGGCGGTGCAGACTTTAATAACACCACTTCAGTCACAATGCTTAACAATCAATTT